AAGCCCAGCAGCGCCTTGCCTTCCGGGATAACCGGGAAAACAACGGCTGGCAAAGTCGCAGCACCTACGCCCATTGCGCTCGTACCAGTACCTGCCGCATCTACGAAAAAGGCATAGACGTTGAAGGTGGCGTTGAGCACAGTGCCGGATAGTGCGGCTTGGTCAGTCGCAGCGCCGATTGACTGCAACTTGCCCTTGACGGACACGATGCAGGCCGCAGCCCCGGTCTTGACGATTGCAGAAGCCCCTGCCTTGATTGCCAGTCCAGCAGTGGTTAAGGCGTGGGTAGAAATGCGGTCGCCAATCGGGTCAAGCACCTTTTGCAGTGCGTAACTCGTCTGCGATGGCGCAATACTAGCCAGCCATTGACGGATAGTTCCGATCATGTTTTTTCTCCTTAAAAGACGAGGCCGCGATGGGCGGCCTCATTCACTGGTTACAGGAACTTAACGCCAACATTCCCGATTGCCGTCCACCCCGAGTTCTCCAGCATTGCCGCCTTGTACCAGATTGCACCGGCATAGCCGCGTTGACCCAGAGGATCAGACTTGTCCTTCTGATTTGGCGCGATGAAGGTGATGTCAATCGCGTCCTTGCCACGGATACTGATCTGCGAGAAGGCATCCTTTGCCAGCACGACGAACTGATACACGTCCATGCTTACGCCTGTGGTGGAGAAGGCAGAGCCAGTACCGGCCCAAGTGCCGATAGCCGCACCAGCGTCTTGAATGCTCGGCAAGTCAGGCGACAGCACGAATCGGAACTCTTCGCACTTACCGATCTCGTTCGGAACTGGCGTACCGGATGCGTATTTCTCGATAGGGGTAAAGTTCGGCAGATCGCGGATGTCTGCGGCCAAGTCGGTATGACCATATACGAAGAAGCCAGCGCCGACCGAATCCGTGCCGTAGAGGTTCGAAGCCTTCAGCAACGTAGTTACCGCCATGCCGTGATTGGCGCGCATCGAGCGTACCATCTTGCGGATCATGTTCAGCGAGATCGGGCCGTTCACCGTGGCGCGCGATGTGCCAGTACCGCCATAGAACTGGTTGGTGGATGCCTTCAGTTCACCGTAAATGACCTGCTCGTTGACCAGCGTAACGCGCTCGCCGATCTGTTCCTTCATGGCGCTAGGGGCGTCATCTTCGTACAGGTCGGTCATCTGGTCGGTCAGGCCGTACAGGCAAGAGTATTGTTTCATCACCACCGTTACATCCTGCGGCACGATGGACTCGGGGGCGCGGGTTACGCCTTCCGAAGTCTGGTGTGCTTGGATCAGCGCATTGGTGCGGTCAACCGTTGTTGCGTTCTGGAAGAACTGGTTGGGGTTGGCGGTCGCGCCGTAGGGCAACCAGCGACGAGCGACATAAGTCTTGCTGGAATTCTTCGGCATCTTCTCTTGACGACCTGCGCGGCCAAGGGTTTCTTGCGGGATTGCATGGGACAAAATCCGGCCCTTGTACTTGTCGATACGCGCGGGAGTTAAGGCGTAGGTTTGCATAGCCATGGTGTTGCTCCTTTAAATGGAAAACCCGCACTAGGCGGGTCGATTGTCTTATCTGCCGTTGAATCCGGCGTTGAATGCGTCGTTGTCATCGGGCGGCGGCTCGTGGCCTCCATCTCCCTTTGGCGTGACGGCTTCTTCGAAACGATTGCGCCTTTCGGCTTTTTTCTTGAGCGATGCCTGATGCTCACCGAACTTATCAATAGCCCTCCCAATCACCACTGGATTCATGGTCGCGTTCAGGCGATCTTGATATTCCTGTGGCTGCGTTGAGAACCAGTCGATAAATTCCTTGCTGGCAGGCTTGCTCTCCAAGCTGTTGCCGACAATAGACTCCCATTGTGGATGAGTCTCGGTCAGCGTCTCCTTGGCGTTGTGTGCCGCCAGCTCTTGCCGGATGCTTGCAACCAAAGTCGGCGTGGCTTTTTCAAGCAGCGGCTGGATGGTGCTTTCGTCAAAGCCACCAGTGCCGCGCATCTTGCTTGCCACACGTTGCAGAGCCTTCAGTTGCGGGCCTACCAGCTCCGGGAACTCGTCGCGCAGCTCGGCAAAATCTTCCTCAGTGATTTCCACTGCGGATCCGGCTGGCGTCTGTTCCTGATACTGCTTCAGCACGCGCTCAAGCCCGCCCATCTTTCCGAATGCGGTGTCAAATTGCTTCCCTACCGTGGCCCTCAGCTCATCGACTGCGGCGGCGGCGGAACTCAACTTGCTGTATTCGTCTTCGGTGATTTGCCGGTACTTAGGCTGCTCTTGTTCCTGCTGGGCATCCTGCTCATGGCTGGATTCATGCGGTGTTGCGTCGTTCTGCTCCGGCGTTGCCGTGGGAGTGCCGGAATATCCGGCGTCGAAATCCGCGCTACCTTCGTCGTCCAGTACATCGTCCAGTACATCGCTCATTACTTGCTCCTGTAAAACAAAAACCCGCTGGTGAGCGGGTCGGGTTTCATCCGGCGTTTCCGTGGGATGGGTTACTTATTGCCGTCGCGTGGGCGGCGAAGATGTAATTCGGCTGGATGCTGTTTGGTTGATCAGACCTGTCGTTGTGCCACACGACACAACATCCATGCGAATAACTACTTCGGTATTACGAAATCCTCTTTCTCCATACTCAACAGCTTGCGCAAGCGCATGATCTCTCCGCGCAGCAGCAACGATTGCTCATGCGTGATCTGCGGAGATTCCAGCTTGTTGCGCGCCGACTCCAGCTCTTCCTGCAAGTGCTTCTTCAGCTTGATCCAGAACGGCGTCTGCCTTTCGCCTTCAGTCAGCTTCATTTCAAGTTCTCAAGCTTGTACGCGGCTTTCAGATAAACCGCGGTCAGGTTATCCAGCAGGTTGCCGATAGCCCCCACTCCGCTGCTCAACAGATCGCGGTTTGTCTCCATCCAGTCAGCTTCTTCTCGGAGGAATGCGGCCATGTCCGTCTCTTTCCCGCCCTTGGTAGGCTCCGGGTCAATCAGCCCAAACATCCCTTGGTGCGCCTCTACAATCACATCCAGCGCCGGGATGATCTCTTCATACAGGTCACCTAGAGCGATGTGCTGCGCGTAGCTTGTGGTCTTCCAGTGCGCCTTGTGCGCCATGTCTCGGATTGCGAATGCGCGCGGGATAAGTTGTTCGATCATCAATACATCTCCGCGCCCATCATCAGGGCGTTAGCCGCCTTAATCGCGACCGCGCCAGCCAGAGCGGTCGCAAACAGCGCGGGTTTGTCTTTGTGCCAATTGATGAGCGTCTGCACGCTCACCCCGCTGATCTTTGCAAGCTCGGCAAGGCTTTTCAGCCCTGCCGCTTTGCATTGTTCGCTTGGGGTCATTGCTGGCTTAAGCGAAGCTCTTCTTCTGCGGCGTCCCAATCCGCGTACGCGGTCACCATTTCTTCGGTAGCGTCAAAAACTGCCTTGCGCGCAGCTTTCGCTTTCTCGGCATCAAATGTGCCGCGAGTCTTTGCAATTTCGGTTTCCTCAAAGAGTGCCATATTTGCATCACCAAGCGCATCCATTGCTGCCATTGCGCGGTTGTATGCTGCTGTTGTTTTTGCGTTTGTTTTCATGATCCAGCTCCTTTTGTTTACCCGGCATTTCATGCACCGTGTAAACATAATACTAAAACTGCTTTAGTTTGTCAAGCGTTTTAATAAAATAGTTTTAGCTTTGAGCGCGTGCGGCTAACCCGTCATTCCAGCGGAGTCCGCAAAAGCGCGGCCCCGCTGAATTCAGGCGATAGCAACATCATTGTCTGCGAACTTCAGCTCACTGAAGAACAGATCGCCGCAATCATCCTGCGCAACCACTTCCTTGTATGCCAAAAATGCCCTCATTTGCGCCCCTCTGCCAGCCGCCTTCTTTCGTTTTCAACATGATCGTTTTGCAGCGTTGCGACAGCAAGCATGAAAATATCATCCTCTGACTTGGCTTCAAAATGTCTTGCCTCGACACCAACCCGCATCATGCGTTCCTGTGCCGCGCTATCATTAAAATTAAGGCGCGGGAATTTGTTCGCTTTCGGATTTTGTTCGCAAAACTCGCGCAGCGCTCTATCGCTTGCGTTCACGAACTTCATCAATTTGCTCTGTTCCATTGCCATCCTTATTTCTGAAAGCTCTGCCCATCCGGCGCACGACCGGGCGGCTCAATCGGCGGCGTAGGCAAAGCGCTGGCTGGCGCACCAATTGCTGCCAGCTCCTTCGTGGTGCGCAGCTTCATTGCATCCCGCGCCAACTGCGTCTTGAGCGTGTCCAGCGTGATCTGGTGCTTATTGGCGTAGTCCAGCATAGCCAGTTCGCGCTTCAGTTGCAGCTCGGCAAAACGGCTTTCTGCCATCGACTGCGCATTATCGCGCAACTGCTGGACGTATGCAGAATCTCTATCGGTGTCCATGCGCATCTTCTCGACCGCCGCCTGAGAGCGCATCTGCTCCTTCTGCAATTCGGCGTTCGCCCGAATCTCGGCAGCCTCGACCTGCGGTGCTTTCGGCTGCGGCTGTTGCTGCATCGCCTGCTTCTTCTCGTCGTCAAGCTGCGCGTCCCTCGGGTCGATGCGCTTGGTCTTTAGCCACATCGCGTAGACCTTCTCGGGGTCTGCGCCGAAGGCTGGATTGAGACTCAATTGCAGAGCTTGAGTGATGGTCAGCTCTTGGATGGCCTTCTCGACCAGCGCAGACGTTCCGTGCGCGTTGATCTTGAAGTCGCCCTTTTCCTCAATTGGCACATCAGGGTCAAGCAGCAGCCACTCGTAGAACATCAGTACCAGCGGCTCGGTGATCGAGTCATCCAGCATCGCGCCACGCTCACGTAGGAACGATAGGGCGTTATTGTTTTGCAGCTCGGCCTGTCCGTATGTCTGCGGACTTGCGCCATCAGCATAGTTACCCTGCGTCACCAGCGGGATCGAACTGTGCTGCTCGGCCAGACTCAGCGCATACTGAATGATTGGCATCAGAGATGCCTGTACGTTCGGAATCTCGAAGATGTGGAATGCCTTGCGCACATCGTCCATCACTGCGTCAGCAGCCTTCCACCATATCTTGTTGCGGGTGATGGCCCATTGCTGGTCAGCCGGGACGACCAGCCCGCGATCCATTAGAATCTGCACCCCTGAAGATATACCGGCGTTCTCCAGCACGGCGCGTGTGGCTGCATTAACCATGCGCTGCGGCATAGATACCTGCTCACCCACCCCGACACCGGCCCAATGTCCAGCCCGGCGACTCCACGAAAATACATGGTACGGGAACTTGCCAGAGTCCAGCGGATTCATAATGCAGCGCACGATGGACTCGTTCACCAGCGTGACTATGGCATGAGCCTCATCCACATCTTCCGGCAGGCCATCTATTCCGCAAGCCTCAAGCTCTTCGCGCGTCAACATGCCGTAGAACTGCCACATCTCGTAGCGGCGACGCCGGGACTTCTCCTCTTGTTGTCCGTCTTCCCGATAGCACTTGCCCGGCCCTTCGATGAGCACCTTGTCTATCTGCGCGCCGCTCCAGCCCTTGCGCTTGGCTAACTCGCGCAGACGCTTACCGGAGATGTAATCGCGCTCGAATACATAGTCGCCGTCGTGGATGTTCTCGCCGCAAGCCGGATCAGGAAATAGATTCTGCGGATCAATGTGGCGCGTCACCGGGACGGTATTTTCCTCGATCACCAGCGAAATCACATCACCATCGCGGCTCACCGCCTGCGACTTGCTCTTGTCCGGGATCGGGCCTTTCAGCACGCCAACGCCAAGACGGGCAGAGTCG